CCTCTGCTGCCTGCGTTTCCAGTTAAAGAATACTTATAAACATTTGACGCAAACGCCATCGGGATGCTGATTGAATCGGAATAGTATACCGACCCATCTGCCGTATATGTGTGACCAGTAGGCGTTGTGTTGCAAAAAGCTATAAATGCCTTTAACGGTTTAAATTTGAGTATCGTCCACACCCCGTCTGTGGCTACTTCCATCGCTGTCCGATATTCCCATGTTTTCCAGTTCGTGCCATCGAACATCCTTGTGTAAATGTTGTCGTTGTTATCAATCAAAATCTGCTCGATGAAATCATGCGCTTGTGCGATTACAAGCAGGGAAAATCCCATGTCCGTGAATGTTGACGGTTTTCCAGTAATCGTATTTGCGACTGCGGCTGACTGGCAAGAATATTTGCCGGGCATGAATACGCTATCCAACGAAACATTTTTAAGTTTTCTACCAGAGCGAAACAGGTCTGTATCGGGGTCGTTGTATGTGGTTGTGTCGGTATATACTGCAAAAACCCTAATATATCGGCTTCCGCTGAATATATACATCACTCCATCAACAACGTCTCCACCTTCTGCTTCGTCACTGGAATCCTCCGTGTTCCATGTCATCACATCGGTGGTCTGCTCGTTTTCTACGTCAAGGACCTTTAGAATCGTGCTGACAAAGTTGTTCTGTTCTGAATCGCCAACCGTGTTGTATACGGCAACTAACTTATCGCCGTAAACAAACATTCCCTGCGGAATGATATTGGCGTATGTTCCGTAGTAATCGCCCCTGATGTCCCAGTCTGCACTTGTAATGGAAACAAGTTCCCACGATGAGTTATATGTCCTTATGCGCAGATTGTCTGATACATAATAACAGTCCTTATTGGGGTCATACGCTATTGTCCAGTTGGAATAATCGCCTGTCTGAATGGTCGATGTGACAGTCAATGTATCGGGGTCTATCTCTGTTACTGTATGAGCATCATCGTTTGCACAGTATATCTTGTCTGTTTTGCTGTTATATGTAAGGTCGTTGCCGTGTCCCATGTTCCCCACGGATACAGACCGAATAACCTGATACGACTGGTCTAATTCAACAATCATCGTATCACTGTAATCAGTCTTGCTTATGGTGAGAAACCAATGGCTATTTGCTGTGTCAAAGCAGACTCCTTGGAAATACCTGTATTCCGTAGAGCTTGGTAATCCTCTCGCCCCGCTAACGTCAATATGCACAAGTTTTTTTCGTGCGTTTGTATTGGTCGTTTCTGCGGTCTTAAATTCTTCTGACAGTTTTTCTTTTGTAACATTACCGTCAGCTAATTTGGCGGTCGTAATGCTTCCGTCAGGAACAGTTGTCGTTGCCTCAGGATGTTCATCCAACCAGTTCTGCACGGATTCGTCAACATCACCAGTAAAGATGTCTTCGTATTCCTGTAATCCTTCCTTTACGGTAGCAAGATCGCTCTGAACAGTACCCATCGCAGACTCTAACGTCTCAATGCTCTCTGCCATCTCATCGAGGTTATGCCCGTCAACCACCCCTGCCCAGTCGGTGATATCCGCATCAAGTGCCTGTCCGTTATTGACTGTAAAAATCTCTGTCCTGAGAATCTGCTCCCCGTCCACAATCCTAAACTGACATAAGCATTTACCCCTGACCGCAAGCGCCGCCTGCGTCAGCTCCGCATACGCGCCCTTGATTGTTCCTGTGCGGTCTGCGTTGTCCACGTCAACTACAGAGCCGACGACCTGAGCGCCTACCTTATCAGGTCTCAACACTGTCAGTGTGACCGTCGCTGTCTCGCTTACGGGATAGTCAGCGCCCATGTATGTAAGCGTCGCCTGTACATATCTTGTCTTGCTGTCCAGTGCAATCGCTTTGATTGTTGCCTGTGTTTGGTCGTGGTCGTAGACATCCAGTACAAGGGTTTTAACGATATTTGTTAATGACATCTAATCACCCCCTTACTGCATTATTGGAAACATAAGTAACCTTAAAGGATAACTGCACGACCGCACTCTGACTTGTATGCTGATTCCACAGCGTAAACAATGCTCCGTCCACCTGCTGACCGTCCACTGTGATTTTGTTTAGAAACCAGTTCTGTGCGATAGTCCATCCACCATTGCGTCCACCTTGACCGTTCTCAATCCATATTCCGCCGATTGCAACGGGAGTATATCCCGCTTTGGCAATGGCTTTTGTATAGGACTTTGCACCATTGGCGCCGATGCTTATCCCCGATTCCACAAAGTCCTCTGTCACTACTGTTGGAATATTGCCCTCAGCGGTATCAAGCCTGTCTGCAAATTCCTCAAGCAGACCCGCTATCGACATCGTATCCACAAGCGCGTCCACAGATGTGATGGAGATGCCCGAAAGGTTGACCCTGTACAAGGGGAAATCCACGGGTGAATCCCCGTCTGCGATCAGGCCCGTGTTGTATGCAGGCGTCGCCGGATTACTCGCCGCCGGAGTGCCCTTGATCACTGCCAGCTCCATAGCTTCGACCGCAGTGCCTGCCGTCTTCGTGTATCTCGCCACGATCAGGTCTGTCCGCAGCATTCCCTGGCTGCCGTTCTCGATCGTCATGCTCTCCGTCGTGCCTCTTGCGACTTCTGCTGTGCAGCCCTCCGCTACGAGCAGGCCGTCTGCAATGTCTACCTGATTAGCGCTGACCACGGTTGCAGCCATCTGAGAGCCGACGTCAAGGATGTGCGTGCCGCTCCCGAAGATGCCGATATTGGCCTCGCGGTCATGGTGCGGATAGATGTGCGGCTGACCGCCGTATCCTGTGATTATGTTCATGTTTCTTCGTCCTCCTCTTCTTCCTGAGAGGCTTCTGCTTCCTCTGAGTCAGGGCTGACCGCCGGGGCCATCATCATGGCCGGGATCTGCTCGATCTCCACGTCGTTCGACAGCTTGTATTCAATATCGACGAAGCCTTCCTCGCATTTGATGATCTTAGTCGTGATCGGTGCCGTTACCGTGTAACCGGTGATGTAGTCCCGCGCTCCCACGATGTCGCCGACAGCGACCTCGCGTTCAGACTCGAGGACGATCCGGAACTCATTCCGGGCGAGATCGCCCTTGAGCTGTTCAGCTCCTGACTGGATCAGGTCCTCCCTGGAGGCCCCAGCGTAGTCGTAGATCTCCGCGATCTCATTCTCATTGAAGAATGTCTGCGTCTGGCTGATCACTCCATCGCCGTCCACATACAGGTGTTCCACGATCCTGTCCCTCAGCTCTCCGGAGCCCAGGCAGATCAGATGATTAACTCCTGTCCGGTCGAGCTTCATGGAGTAGTCGGCATTCATATCACTCGAGTACTCGATCTCCGCGCTGTAGTCCACAATCGGGACCGCAGAGACAACGACCTTGCGCGTCTCCTGGTCGTACTGGATCTTCATCCTGTACCCCGCGCTCTTGAGCATGGCCTTGAGGCCGTCATACAGTGAGCAGTATCGTGCATACTGGTACGTGACCGTCACTCCTGTAGACTCTGAGGATCCTGTGAACAGCCCCGGGAACTTCGCAGCCACTCTCTGGCCCAAGATCGCATTGAGCTCTCCGGAGTCCACTGCATAATCTTGTCCGGCGGGCGGTTCGATGATCTTATGCTGCATCATCCCTCGCCACGTCAGGCCGCCCACAGCTGCAGAGTTGTCCTTTGTATCAGACTCAAGGCGCTTATACAGCCCGCCATACTCTGTTCCGGGAATGTATATCCGTGAGTCATCGGCTATGGCCTCCCACTCATCGCGCGGCATGGTCACCAGGAAGCTGTTTTCCTCATCGCCGACCTCGAAATCATATTCACTGTAGAGCATGCTCCGGAGCTCTGTCCCGTCCGGAGCTGCTACGATGATGTCGTTCATTGAACCGAAAGATGCGTCCCAGGTGATCATCAGGTTCCCTGCCGGGATCTTCTCGAAGATGCTGTCCGATTTGTTCCTGAAATCAAAAATGTTCGTCTTCTGGCCGTTGCTTCCGTACATCATGATCGTTCTCTGTTTGGAGTCGATGATGACGTAGGCCCCCGCCGGGATCGTCGTGTATAAGACGTAAGGATGCCCGTTGATCACGACCCTCGGGTTGACCGCTTCCCCGTAGATCACCATCGTAAATTCAGATGTAAACGGAGAATCAGACTGGACGATCCTCTCACCGATGACCGGCGCGGTGTAATCGTATGGATAGTCGTAGGGATAGTCCAGGAACGCTGACGTCGTCTCGGCAGCGGCCGAGAGAGTGATCTTGTCTTCCTTGATCCAGAAGGGATACGGCGCGTAGATCTGCACCTTGTTCTTCAGCCAGGTCCAGAAGCTGATGTGTTCCACCGAAGAGCTGTTCACATAGCAGTCGATGTAATATCCGCCCCAGACGAGACGTCCCGGAGTCATCCGGCGCATGTCGTTCTCGAAGTCATTGTGCAGGGCCTGCACTCTCTTCCGGAGATCCGCGGGCCTCCCGCGGAGGAGCAGCTCCGCGCTGTACTGGGCTGCCTCTCTTGAGAATCTCGAGGGCCGGACCCCGTACTGCTTTTTCGCGCCTTCCGCCTTCCAGGCCCAGTCATAGTAATCCGCGGTCCTGTGCAGGATGTCCTGCGTCGTAAGGTCGTACACGTTCCCGGATGAGGCGATGTATTTAATCTTGGATATCATAATGCACCCGCCTCTCTGAGCGACCGTTTGAACTCTCTCCGCCCGTTATTAACGCTGATGTCCGCATCCTGCAGAGCCATCGTAAACACCTGATACATGCCGTTTAACAGCTGTTCGTTGTTCCGGGATTCAGCTTCCGCTATGGCGTCTGTGAGCGGTTTCAAGCGGTTTCCGGATAAAGGCACGACTGCTTCCGGACCAGCCTCACCAACGCCGATTACCGACGCCTGGTTGATGATACCGCCCTTTGCATACCATTCAACATCAAAGCTTGGCATGTGACCTTTGCCGCCGACACCGTATGGGAATTCTCCTCCTTCCACTGTGAAATGCGGCAACTTGATGTTGTCCAGGATCTCGGGCGTGAAGCACTTGACGATGTTGGATTCCAGCTTGCCGTCGACGCACCTCATCCAGGTGAGTCCGCCCAGGCCTACCTTCTTGGCGTAGCTGATGTACCTGTCCACGTCGTTCCTGCCGACATT